GAAAGGTGGTGGGTGTGACTGTTGTAGTCACCAATATTGAACTGGTAGTAGTGCATATATTCCGCTTTTTAACCACCCTTAGAAGGAATTGCCAGCAGGAGAAGGGTTAACTCTTTTCGGTACGCTCATGACTTCGTACCTAGCTGGATTCCATAATATCAAACTAATTCTACTTTGTAAACTTAAATATATTGATTGTTGGTAATTTCATTTGTTGGTTGTCTGCCAAGCAATCTTCTAGCCTGAGAGTTCATCACCGCATACTCAGCCTTGGTAAAGATACCTTGTGCGTTCCTAATGTCAAACGGGTTTAGCAAACACCTAGGCGCATCATTGGCGGGTTTTTCATCATCAATCATGTGTTCAGCAAGGGTGTATCGCATTATCCAACAACGCCCCATTTTGATCTTTTCAGCCGTAGCTTGCTTCTTACGAACAAGTTTCTTGCAAGCAGCAACAAGGGAAGTTCTTTGGATGCCTGTTAAGTCTTCCATTTCATAGGATGTAAGCGATCCATTTTGTAGACATTTGATGATGGCTTCTTGGGTCATAGGTTCTCTAGGTTAATTGGTCGGTTTAGATGAAGTTCTAGCGTTCTGGCAAGCAAAGCTGTTACAGCCGCAATTGAATCCTCTGGTTCGGTTGTATAAGCATCTGCCATTGTTTGAGAGTACCCAAGCAAGGCTTCAGCGCATCTTTTTTCAAGTATTTCTATGTGCATAAGAGGAGGAGGAGGAGAGGAAGGGCTATTAGTTAATAGGACAAGTCTTTTTAGATTAGCATAGAAAAAAGTTGCGTAAATTAGGGAAAACCCCTATGTAAATTCAGGAATGTATGTGGCACATTATGGGTGTGGGCAATAAAAAACCCACATTTTAATAAACAAACAGGAGTTAATATGAAAGATCAAGCAGCGTTCCCATTTGTCGCCAAAGATAAGACGGGAATGATAATAAATGCAGGTATGTCATTGCGTGACTACATTGCGGTTAAAGCTATGCCAGTAGCACTAAAAACCATCATGCACGATTACACAAGAGACGATGAGCATTGGTCATGGGAAGGTTCTGTTGACAATACTATATTGGCTGAACTTTCTTACGAAATGGCAGATGCAATGCTCAAAGCAAGGGGCGAATGATGCCGATTCTTAATGGAAAAAAGGTTGTAGACCTAGAAGTAGATGGAGTGGTTAGCGGAGATTATCCAGATTTCTGTGATGCCTACTTTTCAGGTGGATGCTATGAAGATGGGACAAGATTGACAGAAGATGAGTTGAACAAGCTCACCGATCTGGCGGGTGATGTTCTGTGGGAAATGGCTTTCGAGAGTCTCACATGAAAACAGTATTTGTACAGTATTCTGAACATTTCTCAGACATCCACTACTGCCCTTATTGCCTGGCAATCAAGGGAAATAAAATAGTTTGCTGCCAAGAAGCAGACTTTATCGAGTTCAAGGATTTATATCCTGAACAACAAAAAGAGATTATTCAACAAGAGTTAGATGAAAATCAAAGGAGTTAATCATGGGTGTACATAAAAAGCTGATGGAGGCAAGGTTACTCTTGCAACACGCTCCACTTAAAAAGTCGGGTCACAACAAGTTTGCAGGGTATTCATACTTTGAATTAGGTGACTTTCTGCCAACAATCAACTCAATCTTCTATAAGACTGGTTTGTGTGGTGTGGTGTCGTTTGGCAAAGAGTTGGCTAGTCTGACTATCACAGACACAGAAGACGGCTCAGAGATCGTTCTGACAAGCCCTATGGCAGAAGCCAATCTAAAGGGTTGCCATCCAATTCAAAACCTAGGGGCTGTAGAAACGTACACTAGAAGATACCTATGGGTATCAGCAATGGAGATCGTAGAACACGATGCCTTGGACTCTTCTGCCCCCTTGAAGGAAGATAAGGTCATCATTAGCCCTACTCAGGGCGCACAAGATAATATTCCTCCAGAGGAATTACAGTACTTGCAAGAGATGGCAATGGAATTGATTGCCATGTGTGAGCAAGGTGACCCCAAGGCAGCTTGGGATAAGTTGGAAGGAGAGAACTTAGACGATCAACAAAAAATCGCCTTGTGGACACTCCTACCTAGTAAAGTGCGTTCAGCTTTGAAAAAAGCCAAGGAGTTATAAATGGAAAGTGAAGACATACGTCCGATAGATTTTTTGCCAAATACATTTATCTCCAGAGATGGTCGATTATGGAGGAATGGCAAAGAAAAGAAATTTACTGTTGCAACAATTGGTTATGAGGTTGTTAGTTTTTCAAATAATGATAAAACAAAGACCTATTACAAACACCGATTGCTTCTTCATGCTTTTGTTGGCAAATGTCCAGATGGTTGCGAAGTACTGCATATCAATGGAAATAAGTTAGATAACAGGCTTGAAAACTTAAGATGGGGGACAAGAAAAGAAAATGTTGCCGATTCTATTAAGCATGGAGTAGCAACTATTGGTGCAAGAAATGGTCAGGCGCAATTAACTGTTGACATGGTTAAAGTCATTCGTCAATCTAAGTTAACAAAAGATTCTGTAGCAAAACTATCGGATCAATTCCAAGTATCTAATTATGTAATTAGAAGAGTTTTAAATGGAATGACATATAAAGGAATATGAAAATGGAAAATAATCGACAAGAGCAGCGGAATAACAGTGGCGTACTTTTTCGCAATGACAAGCGTGAGAACGAGAAAGCTCCAAGTTATAAAGGAAATATTACTGTTGATGGCAAGGACTATTGGCTATCAGCATGGGTCAAGGAGGGCAAGTCAGGCAAGTTCATGGGTCTAGCAGTATCACCCAAAGAAGAATATAAAGCCAAGCCCTCTGAGAGGTCTAAGGCTACCAATTTCGATGATTCTGACCTGCCTTTCTAGGAGATAACATGATTAAATTAGATGACCCGTGGATTCATCGTTCCAAGCAAATGAGTTGTATGACTTGTATGTGGTTTGTTGTAAAAGCCAGAACAGAACCCAATGCTGAAGAGCACAACATAATTGGCAGATGCCGTAGACATTCACCAACTATGGGAGGCTATCCAGTTGTCTTTATGACTGATTGGTGTGGCGATCATAAACTTGATGAAAACAAGATTTGAGTTAATATAAACCCGAGGGGAGAGCTGTGCAAAGGATTTTCCTAGCTTGCAGACGAGCAGTTTTCCCCTCACCCAATAGGAGTCAATGATGAGAGATATTTTCAATAACATGAAAGATTCGATGGAGAGATTCTTTGGTACTGAACCTTTTAAGCTGGTCAGAAACCAAGACCCCACAACGAGCCATCAAGCGGCTCAAGCAGTTGATACCACCAAGCTAGAAAGTCTTGTCTACGAGGCCATTAAGAGCCATCCAGAGGGGTGCATCTCAGACGAGATACTAGAGATGTATCCAAACTACCCATATTCCTCTATAACAGCAAGGTATCGTGCCTTGTTAGACAAGGGATTTATTGAAGTTACGGGTGTCAAACGTGGCAAATTTGGCAGAAATCAACGAATTATGAAAAGTATCAAATGATTGAAAAACCACCTTATTCCAAGATTAGTTACCCTTCAGTGCCAAACAAGGATTTCAAATGGTCTTCTGGCTCAGACGTTCAAGCCATCTGGAGAAAGTTTGGATGGACTCCACCCTCAGAGAAGATGCTGCCACCACCACCTGAGAAGTACCAAGAACCTTTGCGGAGGGTGAGATGAAAACAGATGAAGATGACGAATTCGACCGAATTGAGCATGAAGCAAAAATGAGAAGTGGTCAGCCATACCTTTGGGATGTTTTTGTCTCACCTTCACAGAAAAACCATGTTCTTGAGGAGGTTGCTCAAGAGTTTGACAAGATGAAAGCCTTTGGTGACACAGCACAGAGTTTTGCTACTTTTGTAAGGAATATGAAAGTTTGCCCACCTTGTCATGGGGAGTGCAACCAAGGCAGAACCTGCCCTAAAAGGGATAAATGTCTAATAAGTCTATAAGTTACTTTGCCAACAGGTAAAGACCCACGTTCGAGAAAGCATAACCCGCATAGACAATAGCCATTTGTGGGTTATCTTTCCAAAGCTGTTCACCAGCTATGTAGGCGTAAATTGCCCCTGTGAGGATGATTAGCCAAGCACTCAAAATGCACCTACATCAATTACTTCACCCCTAAACTGAATCTGATCCTCATCAAATTTATGGACGAGTTCAGGCCATAAAAGCTGACCATTGAAGAAGTTTAACACCGCAAAGCCTGATCTGTGGTTGTTTGGGTTTATCTCGGCATAGGTAAATTGTGGGCCATCAGTCTCAGCCAAAGTCCCCGTATCTACTCCGTACCGAACCCCGTTGTAGTCGCTAAAAGGGGTCACTTTAAGGCTATGCAAGTGTCCAGTAACGATCGACACACCAGCGTTAACAGTATTGTTGTGGGTTGCATGAATTCCACCCTTGTAGCGGTGCTTGATGATGACATCTTCAGTAGGCCATACCGCCCAACAGAAGTCCCACTCGGTTATGTGGTCTGTCAGCTTAAAACCTTGAACCTCTTTAAATTGAGGTGCGTGTTGAGCTAAACGATTGCCGAATCTAACATCGTGATTACCAAATGTAAACAGTAACTTTACATTGTGCCTTGCTGCTTTAGCTACTTCTTCTATCTCACCCAATGCACCCTGACAGGCTTTTAACTCTTGGATGACAGAAGTTTGTGGTTGGTCAGTTACATCATGGCGTGATATAGAAGCTCCATCAAAGGCATCCCCGTTACATATCACTGCCTTGGGTTTAAACTGCTGTATAGCCCATAGAAGCCCTTTAAAGGCTGTTGTTCGTTGACCAGGTATAAAGTGAGCATCTGAGAAGACAATCACAGTACCATCTAGCATTCCAAGCTCTATCTGTTTTAAAGGAGAGAAAGATTTTGGTCTTTTAGCATCATATTTGGCACTACGAGAGTCATTTGCACCTAATTTGACCTCATGGATATTTTCCATGCTACGTCTGCGGTAGTTAACTGCTCTTTCAGTGATGCCTAAAATCTTTGCTACTTTTGTAACAGAACGATGCTTGTCCCACAAATCTATGAACTGCTCGTCAGTACAGGAATTCATGCCATTACTTGATACCATGAGAATCCTTAAACAGTAACTTTTCTAGCAAGTTGATAACCCTATGCTCTTGCATCTCTATCTCATCTTGAGATGATTTAGGGTCTTGCGCTACAGTCATCAAGTCATGTAAAAACACATGAAGCAACTCATGTAAAGCAGTCTGATCCAAAGATTCTGCGCTGATCTTCTCAGCACCAAAATCACCTAGTCTGTAAGTAGCCAATCGAGCAGAAGCATTAAACTCAACAGAAGCCATAGCAGCCTTTGCTGGTTTACTTCCTTTTTCAATTCTCCAATCACCCAGACTAAGCACTTGTTGCCACTTTCTGACACTTTGTGCAAACAATTGTGAATGTTCTGGCGTAGGAATGTTAGACATTTCAACACCTTATACAAGATTTATGACAATTTAATTTAAGATGCCAACACAAGTAATGCGTGATCTATGTGTTTTATGCGGTCTTCTAGCCCTATAAACCCACCATTTATCTTCTTGGTTAGGGTTCTGTAATCTTTTGTATCAGCGTATTGGTTGAGTTTGTGGGTGTCCCAAAACCACCCTGCGGTGAGTGCGGCATACATCGGAGTCGCCACCAACTCAGGTTGCATCACAAAATCAACCCCTAAAGCCTGACCTGCATGGAAATAGTTTGCATGGCCTGTCAATTGGATACATCCTCTGCCTCGGAAACGATATCCATCCCCTGAAGCCTCATCTCTGTTTCCCATGCGATTAGAGTAAACAGTATTGGCAATCAACTTAGGATTACGAGCGCAAGCCTGTGCCTTGGCAGCATCAAACCTTTTAGGCCATAACTTCTGTAAAGCCTCTGCACGATAATTCAGATTCTCTTCAAGGATTCTGAAGTTCCCACATTCATGCCCACATTGACCAATGAAAGCCGCTTTTCTAAGGGGATTCATAATGTCAAAGCGTTCAAAAGTGGCATTTAGGGCATCTACCCATTCTTCACCAATGTGAAGTTGTCGGAGTTGGTCAGCGTTTATCATTCAACAAGTCTCTCATCTGGTTATACGAGTCTACGCAAGCGTTCAAAGCGACAGTATTCTTATCCCCTTGGGCTACTATTTCTGCGATGGCATCGATTGTTGCTCTTTCGGCATCAGAAGGTTCATTAGTCGGTCTGTTAGATTCACTGGTTGCTTTTGAATCTGCGCTGGCAAAGGCGGTACTTGTGGGGGTTTGTAAGTTACTTGGGGGGCAGAGGCGCAACTTGCCAGCACGATTGGCAACAGCAAGAGCAGTAGTTTTTTTGTTGATAGCATCATTGGCTTCCTGTAGTTTGGCAGATTGTTGAGAAAGTTTTTCGGTCATGTTTTGCTCGATCTGACGAGCTTCTTGATTCTTTTCGGCAATGGCAATCTTCATGTCGTTGTCTCTGTCTTCCCAACCAAAGTGATAGCCACCTCGGTAAGAACCAAATAAGGCAATGCAGATTGCCAATATCAAATATGGTATGGGTATGCCAAACATTATTCAGCCTCTTTTCTTGCTTGAGCCAACTCTTCACGCTCATGGTCATCTTCTAGGTGGTCAGGTGGGGTTGTCGGAGGAGGGCCAGGTGTCCAAGATTCATCCAACTCTGGGTTCTTCCAAACAGGCATAGCACCGAATGGTTGACTAGGCAAACCATACGCAGATTGCGGAGGGGCATAGGAAGACCCATAGGAAGGGTTAAAACCACCACCTCCATAGCCCATTGGTTGACACGTTGGTGGAGGATTAAACGCTCTAGCGGCACTTGACATCGCCCGTTTGCCAATAACTCCACCGATACCACCCACGATCAAAAGAACAATGTCGTTCAGCATCTTGGTATAGGCTTGGTCAATCGGGGCCATGCTTTTGATTGGCTGAGTGACAAAAGTCACAGAATAGAGCAAAGCAACAACAATAAATGTGAGAATAAGTGTGACTGCAATCACAACAAACGCCCAAATTCTTACCTCGATCTCGTCAGTTGTTAGCTTTTGTTTCTGGTTGGACATCATTGATTTTTTTCTCCAAGATTGGGGCAACCAAGTATTCAGGGCAAGTCTGAGTGAATTGGCATCTAGGTTTTTGACATTGTTCAGCATGGAAGTTATTTGGGTTTTGGCAAAAATAGCGATATTTCTCTTCGCAACCAGTGAGAAGTAAAAGAAGCAACAGATATTTCATTTACCAAGACCAACCTTTCCAAGTAGAAGATTGACAATTCTGTCAGACAGATCATCAGGTAAGAACTTCAGAAAACCCAAGAAATACAAAGCCACTACCCCGTAAACGAATATCTTTAGGCACAAGTCAAAGGTCTTCTGATACTCATTCACCGACCACACCTTCTTGTTGCTTCACAGAATGTCATCAACTCATTTACGCCAACAAATACTAGAAACAAAACAAAGAAGACCCCACCTATTGCCAAACCAATCTCTAATTGTTCTTGCTCTTTCTCTTTGGCTTTCTTTGCCTCTGCCTTTAATGCACTTATCTCTTTAGCATCTGCCAAGTCCATCTCTGCTTGACGAGCTTTAATCTTGTTCCAAACGTCAATCTTGCCTGTCTGCATGAAGAGCATCTTTAACTCTTCCTCAAACGCTCTAGCCTGTTCTAAAGCCATCTCAATCTGCAAAGCCGTACCCATGTTTGAGCCTTTGCCAGACTGTTTAGCCTGAAGCATGGCTTTGGTAGCTACAGACTTAGCGTCAAATAGCTTGCCAATCATGGGCGCAAGTGAGCCTAAGTCATTGGCAACCTTTGCTGCCTTCTTGACCATCGAAATAGCTGACTGTATGCCAGCTAAAGCGGTTAGAGGATCGATCACTTCTTATCTACCTTTTGCCACTCAAGGCACACTACTTTTCGGTTATAGACATCACCCGTCCATGCCCACCTCACGCACCGATATTCAGTCTTTTGCGTAGCAGCCAAAGTTGTTGATAAAAACATAACAATGAGCCACTTAACATAATATTTCAATTGGTACTAATGAGATTTGTACAGTTAGTTATCACCAAGAATGCCAGTAGCGCTGCCAACAGCAGCAGCACCAGACAAGAGTCCTGTTTGTGGCTTTCTAGATCTACGATTTAATTCTTGCAAGATTGCAGTCTGCTCAACAGGATCAACACTAAACAAGCGTTTTTGCAGAGCCTCAGAACTTTCACTGCTTAAACCTTTTGCTCTTGACATCATGGCCGTAGCTCCAGCCCTCAAAAGACTAACGAGATCACCAGTTGCACCTGCTTGTGCCAGTGAACCTAAAAGGTTGGATTCCTCACGCACCGCTTTGTTTTCATCAGTTCGAGACCCACCAAGAACCCGCTGCTTAGTTGTGGATTGCTGAGTTAATCCTTTGACATATTGAGAAAACTCAGTGTATGAGGCTTGATCTGGGAAAGCATTACGCAACAACAATTTCTGATTATCTGACTTAAATATTTGCCTAGTAAAGTCACCGCCTTTAAAGTCACCAAGGCGGTTGTTAACGTCTGCCATCACGCCTAAACGAAACGCCTCTTTTTCATCAGAATTAAGTTTTTTGATCTTAGATAATGCCTCGGCTGGATCAAGTTTTTGATAATCCTCGCCCATCTGAAAAGCTTTTTTGATGCGTGAGGCATCTGCAAATTCTGCATTTGCTTTGGCATATTCTGGATTCAATGACTTAATCAGATCGTTGAATTCTTCTTTTACTTTGGTAACTGTTACGCCATACTTAGTCATTTTTCCTGTTATAGCATCAGTATTTGAATCAACTACTTGATCTAAACCAATTTTAATTTCATGCAAGATTTGAGTGGGTACAGACTGAGCGTTGCGTATTGATTCAAATGGCGGTAACTTTCTACCTTCTGCATCAGCATTTTTTACAGCGTTAGCGTAAGCATTTTGAAACAAATCTCTATCTGCATATTTACGAAATGGTACGGCATTGATGGCCTTGCTGTAAGCGTCTGGATATGACTGACTTGCAAGCCTAGACTGATTTGCGGTCAATGCCTCAAGATACTCAAACCCATTGATGTTCTTAGCCAAACCAGCCTTTTCAACCAAACCCTTAACAATGTCATTGGGTTGATCAATAAGTCGATTTACAAGAAATGACTCAGTGCCACCTTTAGCTTTTGATTGCACAACGTATGCGCTGTAAGCCAAGTCATTGAGGCTTTTACCCAAGTCAGCAATCACCGGATTAGGAACACCAATGCGCCTTAACTCATCTAATGCTTGCTGTGCTTCTGTAGTCGAGAGATTGTCTTTCTTGAGGTAGTTTGCCAGCATCTTTGATGCCGCAGCCTCTTGATCGCCAATCCCCGCAGAATTCAAGACGTTCTTAATCAGAGTACCCGCACCCTTAACAACTACAGGCACAGACCCGCCTAGAATGCCGCCAAACACGCCACCCATTGCGGTCTCTGATCCCTCATCCTTCTCAGCAAAACCATAGCCAGAGGCCGCACCTGTTGCCGTACCAATTGCAGTGCCACGGGCAATTTGACCTGGCACAGTCTGACCTGTAACCAATGCTTGAGTGGCAGGGGCAAGCTTCGCAACCTGTTTAGCAAGACCTAATGGTGCAATTAAGCTACCGCCAATCTCTAGGCTAGTTTTAGCAATGGGAGAATCCATGCCAAATTGTTTCTGTTGCTCACGCAACATATTGCGCTGCTTTTCATACTCAGGCCCACTGATTGAGCCAGTTCTTAATGCCGCCTCGATTTCATCAAGCGTTCCAAAGGTCAAGCCTTGACCAACAGACCTAAGAGCCTCGGCTGGCCCTGAGTAATCTACAGGCGAACCAAGGACTGATTTGAATGCCTGTGGTTGGTCAGCAAGTGGTGCATCTTTATAGTCAGCCATTATGGTTTTGTCCTTCTTTGTCCTTCAGGGTCAATGAATGCTGTTCCTGATGGATATTTTGGGTTTCTTAGAAAACTTTGATATTCCTTGTTGTCAATAATTTGCACATCAAATTTGGGAACATCAATTGGACGTTCTGGTTGAGGAAAATTAGCGTTCCGTCTACGTCTAAGCACATCGTCAGAAGCGTTCTGAGTACGCCTTACATTGATTTCAAGTAACCGCCTCATTGCTGATGCCGCTGCTTGAGGAGACTCTGAACTCTCAAGTTCTTTTGCAGCCCTGACAGCATCACCTTCAGTCTGAGTGCCTTTGTTTAAGCGCAAGCTCTCATTGGTCAATACTTTTAAAAACTTGTCATAGTCTTCTCTGGCTAGAACATCTGGATCATTTGATCCAACCAATTGTCTTGCCCTAATACTTGCTCTGTCTTTTAAGCCAAACTTAATGTCGCCAGATTTAATTCTTCCAATAAAGTTATTGGCATCTGAAGCTAAGTTTGTTGCGGCTGTAGCTACCCCATAATCAGCTTCTTCATCTTTTGCAAGATATGCGGGTAGTGGCTTGCTTCTAGCAGTTTCTTCTTTACGTTTTTCTGCATCTAATTTCATCTGCTGTTGGAACTGATTATTCTGTTCTTGTAACCTTAACTGCGCCCTTTGAATGTTTAATGATTGTTCAGAGTTAGCCAATCCTTGATCTTTAAACAAATTCAATTGGGCTTGTTGAGCTTTGATCTGATCTTGATTTTGATTAAATTGGCTAATTCGCTGAGTCATCTCAGCCAGTTCTTTGACTTTTACGTCAGCCTTCTCTGGATCAAGAATGCCACTACTAAGACTTTTTGAGTATTGTGTTGCAAGTGTTTTAACATTCTGTGGAATGGTCTCATCGTCAATAAACACTTTAAAGGGGTTGTCTTCTTGACCGCCCATAGCACCGATCCTACGCAGATCAGGAATAACTTTGGCAAACTGAGAGATTGCAGCCTGTCCCTGTGGGAATGACAGAAGTCTATTTTTCACCTCTTCATTGACGCTACCATCTGGGTTTTTCAACTGAGTTATTAAGTTTTGAGCAAGCGCATCAAGTCCACGGCCTTGCATTTGTAAGCCACGTTGAGTCAAATAATCTTCATTCTTCATGGCTTGCATACGGGCTTGCGAACCTTGTTCACGCAAAGCAAAGGCGGCCTCTGCATCACCACTTTGCAATGCAAGTTGTGCGGCTTGTAGGTATGAGTCTGGATTGCTTGGGTCAATCATTCCAAGCAATTGCTGACGTTGTGTAATGCGCTGAAGTTGGGGGTCTTCTACTCCAAAAGCACCACCAATAGCAGTACCAAGCCCTCTAGCACCCGCATAGGTCATTGCCGCACCCCTAGAGGCAGGGTCTAATTGAGCAAGGGTAATACCTTCTTGCAAAGCACTTCTACGTTGTTGCTCACCATACATTTGTGGGGTTAGTCCAAACAAACCCGCTACGATATTTTCTGCCATGATGTGTCCTTATCCGTAAATATCTTCAAGCATTTTCTGAAAACCAGCATCGCCTTTTCCATAAGAACCAAAATCTAATGCGTTTGTTGGAGTTGATCCAAACAAATTACCAACCACCCGACCAAAGGCATCAGAAGCTCCAGCACCACCTAGTAATGTGGCGTAAGGATTAGTTGTTGCAGCTCTACCAGTTGCCAAGGCAACACTTTGTTCAGCACCACGAAGCCCTAATTGACCAACATTAGCACCTGCTGTAGCTGCTTGTTGACCAAGAGCCGCACCCATTGTCAAAGGTTGTTGTGCCAATTGCTCTAAGCCTTGAACTTGTCCCAAAGCAGTCGTGTAAGGCGCATAAGCGGCTTGTTGACCACCATAGTATTGACCCATAGCTTGTGAGCCTTGGCCCAATAGACCCGCACCAAACAAGACATTCTGTTGTCCATACTGTTGAGCATTAGCCGCCAATTGAGCCTCTTGTTGCGCTCTAGCGTTATACAGAGCTTGTAGTTCAGGAGTGGTAGCACCCAAAGCACCACCTTGAGCCACAGAAAGACCTCCACGACCTTGTTGTTGGAGTCTGTTTTGCAGATTAGCAAGTTCAGTCTCACGACCAGGTTGCAACAAAGCCATTTGAGAAGCTAGATAGTTCTTAGCAACATCTTCAGGCTTTTGAGCAAGATAACCTTGACCAAGTTTAAACAAACTCTGAGCGCCTGTTTGGAGTGGTTCAAAGGCTTTCTGAGCGCCTTCTGCTTGTTGAATACCAGTTTCAGCTAACTTAACAAATCTATCTTGAGCATTTTTAGCTTGTGGGTCTAAGGTATATCCCGCACTTGTAAGTTGACCCGTTACTGGATCAAAGCCAAACTGAGATGAGCCAAACCTAGTGGTCATTCCAATAGGTCTAAACTGAGCACCCGCTTTAGCCGCAGCAGTTTCAGTATCAATCATTCCTTGCGCTTTAATAGCCGCTTCACGAGATGTCTGTTGTTGGAGAAGACCTGACGCAGTGGTTGCTCCTGCTGAGAATAAATTAGCAATCTGTGCAGTTGTTAAACCTGTTTTAACTAAATCAGCTACTTGAGTTGTTGTAAGACCTGTAGCTGCCGCAGTAGCCGCAGTAGCCGCAGTACCGCAGTTGTTGCGCCTGTAGTTGCCGCAGTCGTAGCACCAGTTGTGGCGGCAGTAGTTGCTCCTGTTGTGGCAGCGGTTGTAGCACCAGTTGTTGCCCCTGTCGTTGCTCCTGTAGTAGCACCTGTTGTAGCGCCTGTGGAAGTGCCTGTCAACAAACCAGTTGTTGCTCCGCTACCACCAGTTAAATTTGTCAAGGTAGGTATTGTTGCACCAGTAGTCAAGCCACCCGCAAGTGTAGTAGCACCAGTTGTACCACCCGCACCACCAAGTGCTAAATCTAGTTGTGCAAGTTCAGCCGCAGTTAAACCAGTAGTTCCAACAGTAGCCGCAGCACCAGTAGCCGCACCCGCATTTAATAAAGTAGGCAATCCAAATAGTAATGCCGCACCTAGTGCAAATTCTTTTAAACCACTTTTGACTTCTTGTTGAGTGCCAGTTTTTTCTACTACACCAGTAGGTGTGTATTGGGTATACGATCCACCTGCCTTGTTATCAGTAGCTTTGTAGGTAATTACATTCTCTAAGCCACCGATTTGTTCGCTATCACCTGATCCAGTTACTTGATAAACAGGTTGAATAATGGTGTCGCCAAGGGTAATTGTTTGACCATAAGGTACAGTAGCTGCTATACGAGAAACTATTTGACCCTCAGACAACCCAACAGCACTTGCCATTTGTGCAGGTGTAATTGAGAACTGCTTCATAGCGTCCACAATTTGAGGATCTGTTAAGCCAGGGTTAGCTAACAAATAATCAATAATCTGTTGATTTGTAAAAGCCATGACTTACTCCGATTCTTTAGGAACTTGCGCTTCAGCCTGTTCTTTGATCTTAAGAATCAGAGGCCAGCATCCGCTACTTGATGGCAACTGCCCCAAGGTCTGCAATACAAAGTTAATCTCGTTAACGTCTAGTTCTAGCTTCATGTTGCACTCCAAGGAGTTCCGCTTAAAGTTACTGGTGCTTTCTGCAAAGCAATCTGAGCCGCCAGAGCATCTTCTGTGGCTTGCTTGTCAACACCATTAGCCCATACCCATCCAAGGACTGTGGCTTGTGTCAGGTCTGCATAAGGGACATTGACTGTGCCATCTGCCCATGAGCAAGTTGAATAGATGGATGCTGTGTGTTCACCATCTACTGCTGTGGCTTGCCAATGTGCTGTGGTTACAAAACCATCTGCTGTTTTGCGGTCAAGTTGTGAGATTGTCCAAGTGGTAGTCATGTTACTTTCCTTTAAAGATTAGCAAGCCATTAAAACGCATGGGACACAATATGAGCCGTCTGCGTATGTGCAAGTGATGTGGTTTGAAGTTACTTTTGCAACAGTTTTAGAGCGAACAATGTCATCGCCTTGTGGCTTGGCAGTTCCATTACCCGCAGACATGAGCAAGTCACCACGAACAACAGTTACACCTTGAGCAATGCGGATAATCATATCGCCTGTCATTGCCATGTTTATTTCGTCAACATTGTGTTGTTCATCATGTGACCAGTTAACAAAAACACCAGCAACATTTGCATCGCCTTCGGTGTCAGACACTTTGACTTTATTTAACTGCTCATTGTCAACAGGTTGTCCGTCTTTTGTATAAACACTCATCTCATCAAGGTTTGACAAAACTGTACCTTTGACAATTGAATCGTCTTTGGCTGTGGTTGTTTGCGCCCAGCGAGACAAGTGGCCGCCGTTGTAGGAAACGGTTGTGCCTGAGACTGAGATGCTGCCTTCGGTGCTTCCCGCTTGAGAGAAGTTTATAAGAGTTCCATCATCAGTCCCTCTATTTATACCTAGTGGAGTAGCGCCTAATGCTGATATAACAGAGAAATTTCCGGGCCTAAGAGCAATTCCGTTAATATCAGAACCACCCGGATTGGTGTTCGTAGTCCCCACCAGCAAATTACCGCTAGAGTCTATTCTGGCTCGTTCTGTAGCTGATGTTCCAGTGCCAAACGTCATCACACCTGTATCAAAACATTCAATACGAGCGTTATAAGCAGTATCAGCGTTATTTCTAAAACTGACAGAAGATGTGCCATCAGATGAGCGACCGACCAACCAAATATTGTTGCCACTTCCTGCCACATCTTTAATTGCTAGACGACCTGCTGCTGATGATGTGACACCTAAAAATAAATTCCCACTTGCATCCAGAGTCATCGCCTGAGTAAAGGTGATAGCGTTTCCTGCTGTGCCTGATGGGGCGTTTAACCAAAGATGAACACCTAATGCTTGCGTATATCTTGAGGCAAAATCGGTAGATGTGTAACGATATGTTGCGGAAGAATCAAGATAAAAATTAGCGCCAACACTCATATTTGGGCCGTTTGTTCGCCCCTCAAGTATTGCGCCTTGTCCTATTTGTAATGCACGAACTGTGCTGAATTGAGCACTCGGAGTAACTCCCAAGCCTAGATTGCCTGCCGAATCAATTTCCAACCTGTCTGTGCTTGCTGTGCGAAAACGCAAATAGCTTGTGTTGCTATACATCTGCACAGCACCATTGCCCCACAAGTAACCATTACCGCTTGAAATCGTAACCTGACCAGCAACATCCAATTTTTGTGTAGGACTACTTGTACCAATACCCAACCCTGTTGAGGTGAGGCGCATACCTTCTGCGGATGATGGAGAAAAAACTAAAGAGTTAGAAGCAGTAATTGCAAAATTGTTTGAGCTATCTAAAGAGATATTAGCCCTTGCACTTCCACCACCCGTACCTTCATAAAAGTTAATCAGGTTGCGAGTTCCACTTGTTCCTTCGTTCTTTACAGAAAGTGCATAGTTTGCTGCTGTTGTG